CTTATCATTGTAGTCTATGTCGACAGCAGAATTATGGTACTGAGTACCAACCATCTTCATAGGAGGGCCTCGTTCAATCGAGGTGGGTCTATCAAGTCCTACAAAGTCTGCAACTGTATCAACTGTATTTCTGATGAAATTTTCCGGAAGCATTCTCTGTACAAAAGTACCTGGAGTCTCGCCTAACCATCGTTCAAGAATACCTTCACCACGATAAGGTCTCGGAACCTTAAACTGCGAATTCCTAAACTGAGCGATCACAGACACGTCAACAGCGTTAGTGGCCGACGCACCAGTGATAAGAGGGTTGAACACGGCTACACGCAAGCTGCCAAGTGTATGGAGCGTCTGACCTCCATTACCACGCTCCAGATCAATGTACAAACGAGGGTTGATAAAGGGAATCGTCATACACGCGCTAGTCGCACTGTTGGCATGAAGAATAACATGCTGCAAGCTAGTAAGAGAAGAAGGATGCGTGGATACTAAGTTATCTTTAGTGCCTCCTGAAATATTTCCAGGCAAATAGTACATAACAACCGTACCTTGATGAAAAGGCGTACCGTTACATTGGATGTGCAATTCGATCTCACCACGCCATAGGTAGAACTGGTAGAAGGGAATAGACATAAAGGGGACACCAGTGAAGATGTCCCAAGGCAAATCATATGATGCCAATGTCTGGAGAGTTGGGTAAGAAGCCGCCCACCTAAAAGTTCCTATCACCTGAGGACGTTCGACCATCTTCATCAAGTCCCACGCTGGTTCAGTGACCACATTGTTCTCAAGCGTAGTCACAGCTCCCTCACGCACCGAATGTGCGCCCATCGGACGTGTCATCACAGACACTCCTAGCGGTCTCTCATCTAATTGAGAGTCCCTAACTGTTCCTTGTGAACTTTTTGCCGTTTCCATTTTCATGGGCGCCGCTGGGTGTTCACTATTACCTGCGCTATGAGACGGCAAAGCCTCATTTGTATTTAAAGTATGTATATTAGAAAGAGACATGGTCTGAATTTCACACCTCCTTGCCATGACGAAGGAGACGCTAGGGTTACATTATTACTTTAAGGAAGGAGAAGCAACGCCAAGTTGTAAGTCCCAAATAATCAACTCGTTTTAAACGAGATCATACTCCTTCCCGGTAGTTTAAAGTGATTGCGCACCGTTAGTTGTTGTGATTACGCACAGTTGCTTTAATGCAACTCCAACAGGTCTGAATACCCGTCGGTGTGGTACAGCTTACATAGATAAGTTTCTGATAAAAAGTCAACATGCATGTCGACACTCTCTAAATAAGCCTTGACGTGAGACATTAATGCCTCATAATTATTGTGCAAAAACGCTTCGCGTTGATAGTTGTGCAATTTGATAATGGTTAATTCTTCATTTCTGAAGTCATCCTTCACAAAATTTAGGGTCGATTTCATTGAAAGCTGCTCTAGAGGAGCAACTACACCCAATTTGTGATGGAGGGAAAAACCACGCTTCAAAAATGTACAATCATAAACAGATCTATACGGAAACTTCCACTCACCCTTATCTGCGGGAGTGAAATCCATCCCGAGTTCACGAAACACTTTTTGCACACTGTACGCGTTGTACCAATCGCGTACTTTTTCGCTGACCCCTGTCAGCGAATCATCGCCATACGCTGCAAATGCAACGTTGAGCAAATATAATGTGTAAGATGGCAATGTGCCAAAGCGAAGGTGGTGGGATCTCGCAAAACTATACAGACTAAGCAATTTATTCATTAATGAATTATAATCAGCCGTAAGTCCACTTCCCGAAGGAAATGAACTCGCGGTGATATATG